GCATAGCTTGCAAGCAACCGCGGTAGAGATCTTTAGCCGCGTTGACTCGATTCCGTACAGACCCTTCCTTCCCTCCATGAGGGCGGGCTTTGAGGAGGACGGCCGTAAGGCCACTCTTCCTTGTGTCGGACATTTGGGTTGGTTGCTCCGTCGAGATCGGACTCTCCTTGGTTGGGTTGAGCTCTACTCGATGGATGATCGGGGCGCTTTTGGGGGTCGGGGACTTGTTCCCGTCTTTGAGACGCGCGCCGTTTTTGTAGATAGCAAGCGAATATATGAGCGCATGCTGCGTGAATGGGATGATGATTTGGCTGACCACTTAGCCGAATGCGAGATCTATGCGATTCGTGAGCCGTTAAAAATTAGAACTATTACGGCCGGGTCGCCCTCGCTGTATGGAGCCCTCGGGCCCTTCCTACAACATCTGCGACGAGGTATGGCGCGTTTCGATTGCCTTCGATTAACGCGCGAGGAGGTTACGAGAGATGCGGTGGAGAACCGCATCAACCTCCTACCGGGTTATGTCTCTTGGAACAAGACGAACTCGGCAGACTTCCAGCAGTCAACGAATGACCTGTTGATGTGGGTTACAAGGGCCATGTTAGACGGTGCGTTCTCTGGCACCGCACGACGGATCGCCGAGAAGGCTCTCGGCAGGCAGATCCTGAATTATGAGGGCGGCCAGGTGGTCCAGGAGAATGGTCAATTGATGGGAAGTATCCTATCTTTTCCTATTTTGTGTCTAGCTAATCTTGGTGTTTATCTTTTAAACACTGATAATGAACAGTGGAATTGGTCCGATGAAGACCGTCTTAGCCATGTTCTTGTAAATGGTGACGACATGTTGTATGCGTCTAACCCTAGACTCTGGGATTCTCATGTGAGAATTGGAAATGCCGTAGGACTCAGAATGAGTCCGGGAAAAGCTTATCGGCACAAGAGGTATTCTAACGTGAATAGCATATCTTGTGATTACGATTTAGCCTCCGAGGGTGGAACCCCCTGGCAAATAGACTTTCTAAATACTGGCCTTTTCTTTGGTCAGCATAAGGTTCAGCAGGATGATAAGGCTAAGAGCCATCACCTGGATGGAGACGGTAACATGGTCTCAAACATCAATTGCTTACTCCAGGGTTCCTTACCTGGTAAACAATCTGAATTATTATCGATGTACCTGGAAAAACATCAGGAATCGATTAGAAAAGAGTGCCACTTTTATTTAGGTGGGAAATCACATTCTCGCAACCTTTTCGTACCCATATCCTTAGGAGGAATGGGGGTTGCTGCTCCCTGCGGTTTTAGTTATAAAACGACGCGTGCTCAGAAAATACTGGCAGAGGAGTCCCTTTGTAGGATTCAGGGTGTAGACGTTTCGTTAGGTCTACCCTGTCCGGGATATGTGATAGAGAAAGTGGAGGAACTAGTTCAAGTTCCATGGATGAAGCCTTGTTCGTTAGACGAAAAGGAACCACTTAGACAACCAAAGTCAAAAATGACAGGTGTCTCGCATACTCTTATGCGTCTCCCTCATTTCTATTACAGTGCTTGTAGGATTGTTATAATATCTCCTGTTCTGGACCATCGTTCCAGC